CCTTTAAAAACAGAACCGTTGACCATCCCGTTCCGTCATGGTGAGTGTGTGGAGGATTATATTCCCCCGCTTTCATATCATTTATCCAGCATCCTATAATATCTAAATCATAAGATTTACGGGGTAGGCATTTAAATTCAATGCTTTGCTTAATATGTTTGTCCATGCATTTAACGAGTTGAGTAAAAGAATCCGTTGATTGTATAATGTTTATCATCTCCAGTTCACTATCCAGTCTCCCCGCCAGACGGGAACCGTAACTCTTTAAACCGTCCTTGGCAACTTCATATCTTTTATTAAGATCTTTAATGTATTTATTGGCTATTTTATAGTGGCCAATAAAAAATGAATCTGTAATGATTTTTGCTTTCATTCTATTTTCTTCCCCTTCCATATCAGAATTTCCTTGTCAAGAAAACTTATATCTATGTAATTTGATGTAATTTGATATATGTTAATAATGAAAGAAATTAAGAAAATTTACGTCTCTACCCCGGCTTATGGGGGCATGTGCCATATGGGATATCTCCATTCCCTGCTTAAATTGCAGATGATGTGCATCCATAAAAAACTAGCCATGTGCTATAATAGCGTGACCAATGAATCATTGATTACCCGGGCGAGAAACACCTGCGTTTCTGAATTCCTGAATGATGAAAGCAAACCAAGCCATCTAATGTTCATTGACTCCGATATTCAGTTCGATCCCATGAGCATTAAGAGAATGGTGGATTATGACAAGGAGGTGGTTTGCGGGGTATATTCAAAAAAAGACATTAATTGGGATTATGTGTATCAAATCACCAAGGAGCATCAGCAGAAGAAAATCAAGGACAATGACCTGCTTTTTTCCGCGTCCCTGGAATACAACCTTAATTTCAAGGACCCTATGAATGTAAAAATAGAGAACGGATTTGTCGAAGTTCATGACGGCGCTACCGGCTTTATGCTTATAAAAAGGGAAGTTTTTTACAGGATGAAAAAGGCATATCCAGAGTTGCAATATAACACGGATCAACTTATAAATGGTAAAAAGTATAAATCAAAAAATACATGGGCTTTTTTTGATACTATGATTGATCCGGACGATAGAAGATATTTATCAGAGGATTATGCTTTTTGTAGACTATGGCAGAAAATTGGTGGTAAGATATATGCAGATATTAAAAGTCCCCTCACACACTGGGGCACGTTCCCTTTCAAGGGACACGTAGGAACACGATTCAAGAGCAAAGAGGAATATTATGCCACTAACAAAAGTAAACTTCAAACCGGGGATAAATAAGCAGGACACCGATTACGGCGCGGAAGGGGGATGGACGGATGCAGATTTTGTCCGATTTCGCTACGGACTCCCAGAAAAATTGGGAGGATGGGTGGAAGCGAGCACAAGCACCGTCATCGGGATAGCCAGAGCTCAGTTCTCATGGTTTACTTTAGACCAGACGCGATACACGGCCCTCGGAACAAACAAAAAATTATACGTGATGTCGGAGGGGACCCTTTTTGACGTTACTCCCATTCGTTATACAGCTTCAGCCGCCACAAGCACTTTTACCACCACAACTTCAAGCGACGCCGTTACGTGCACCGTATCGGCTCATGGAGCTTCTGACGGTGATTTTGTCACCATATCATCAGTCTCCTTGATTCCCGGCACAAGTAGTTTGACGGCATCCGATTTTGAGGGAGAGTTTGAGGTTCAATCAATTACCGATGCCAATAATTTTGTCATTGATTTAGAGGCAACGGAAACAGGAACAGCTTTTGCCACCACGGGAACCGGAACTTTCAACTTTCAAATAAATACAGGACCAGCCGTAAGCGCACTTGGATACGGATGGGGCACAGCGACCTGGGGAGGGAGCACGTGGGGAACAGCTCGAGCCACTTCCACCACTGTCATTCAAGGGGCTAACTGGTCCCTCGACAACTGGGGAGAGGATTTAATTGCGACTTTCAGGGACGGTGCGACCTATCAATGGGACGCTTCGGCAGGAACCGTAACCCGCGCCGCGAGAATTACTAATTCTCCTTATTTATCTCGATTCTCTATGGTATCGGTGCCGGATCGGCATCTCGTATGCTTTGGAACGCAAACCACAATTGCCACTTCAGGAAACCAGGACGATCTTTATTTCAGGTGGGCCAGTCAGGAAAATTTAACCGACTGGACTCCAACGACCACTAATACCTCTGGAAGTCTTCGAATAGGAGACGGAAGTAAAATTGTGGGAGGAGTAAAAAGCAGGGGTTCTATGCTTATCTGGACGGACACTTCCCTTCATGGATTGCAGTTTATCGGACCACCCTACACGTTTGGACTTCAGCAGTTGGGAGCCAATTGCGGATTAGTGGCCCAGCATGCATGCGTGGACGTAAAGGGGATTGCTTTCTGGATGGGCCAGAATGGATTCTTTCTTTATGATGGCGTCGTTAAGCAGTTGGCGTGCAGTGTCCAGGACTATATTTTTGATACTCTTGACCCTTCGGGTCAAAATGACATTTATGCCGGAATCAACACGGATTTTCATGAGGTGGTTTGGTTTTACCCTGACACAACTTCCTTCAGCAATTTGATTAACAAGTACGTTATCTATAATTACGCGGATCAGGTATGGTCTGTGGGAACGATGGATCGTACAACCTGGTTTGACAGAGGGGTATACGCTAATCCCTATGCCACCCAGTACTTGCCCAACAGCACAACAAACGTCACTCCCACCATCACCGGTGATTTATCCAACGGAGTTTCGGCTGTTTTTTCTCAGGAAAATGGCTATAATGGAAATGGTTCGGCTATTTCAGCTTCCATCACATCGGGTGATTTCGACATTAGCGATGAACAGGCTGGAGTTGTCATGGCGGTGAGAAAATTTATTCCTGATTTCAAGGATCAAAGTGGTAACGTGAACGTTATTATGCAGTTCAGGAACTATCCTCAAGGCTCGGCATCAAGTGCCAGCTCAAATTCACTCGTGGAAACGACAACCACGCACATAGATTTACGCGGAAGGGGACGGACGGCAAACGTTAAGTTCTCAAGCGATACAACCGATACCAACTGGCGTTTTGGCACTTTCCGGTTGGATCTTCAACCAGACGGGAGACGATAGATGGCACGAATAAACATAACTAGATTTCCAAATGCTACAGAGGAATATGATCCACAGCAATTCAATGCTCTGGTTAGACTGTTGGAACAAATAGTAAAAATTTTAAACACCTCCTACCAATATGATTTGTCGGCTGACTCTGAAGCGCAGTCATGGTTTATGGAACATTAAATGTCAAATTCTTATATTAATTCAGGTGTTGACCTTACCACCACAAGTCCAACTTCGGTTTATACATGTCCCAGCGACACAACGGCCATCTTTAAATCTATTCATCTGTGCAATGACAGCGGTTCGGACGCAACGGTGGATATTCAATGGACGGATTCCAGTAATGCGGACGCCGTTATTATGTGGTCAAGCGATCTGACGGTAGGCGCAAATACGCAAGTTGAAGCCCTAGCTCCTGTGACAACACAGGTTTATGGTCAGTCCACCCTGATTTTGGAGGAAGATGACGTACTTACCATTACCGCCAATGCATCCAACCGCGTTCACATAACGGCGGCTGTGCTGCAAGTGGATAATTTTAAACGATTCAGGGAAGCGGGAACCACTGCATAAAGACTTGAAAAAGGAGTAAAAATATGTCAATTAAAGAAGAAGCAAAAATCATTGGATATCGGGACATGGATGGTCAAAAAGTTCCCATCATTCGATGCGCTACGGAGACTAAAATCTATCATGCGGACTCAGGAAAGGAGTATGATAGCGAAGAAGCTGCAACAGCAGACGTAGACGATCCTGCAACATCAACCACTATTGATCACATTAAAAGGGATGTGAAAATAACGGTTGCGAAACTTCATGAAATAATTGGAGCAACAAAAAAATAACATGGATCGTACATGCAACAAGCACAGGGAATAGAAACACTACAACACGTCGCGTCCTCCTTGGGAGGACTTGGTCGTTACGGGGACACCTACATGATTCACGCTGCCGAAGGGGAGACAGTGATTCCATTGGAGATCCTGGACCGCGACCCGCTACTCAGGGAGAGATTATTTGATTCCATGCGTGCAATGGGCCTTGACCCAGAACGCTATATCGTTGGGAATGAACTAAACTCTCTAAACCCACTTACCGGACAGCCGGAATTCTTTCTCAAGACAATCAAGAAACTTTTAAAAAGTCCTATTGCCCAAGTGGCCGCGGGAATGTTCCTTCCTGGTTATTGGGGAGTTCTTGCCGCAGGGGGTATGGAAGCTCTTGGAGGAGGTGATCCAAAAGATATTTTTCACGCTAGTCTCAGAGGAGCAGGTGGAAAATACGGAGGAGATTATTTAAGCGGTAGAGGGCTACCTGGTGGATATTTTGAAAATGTCGAAATGATTGACGGGAAAATGGTACATAAATCCCCGGATTGGTGGACCAATTTAAAAGAAGGTATTTGGAAACCTTCTAAGGACCTGACCTTTGATCAAGAATGGGATATAATTCAAAAAGGTAAACAGTTAGGATTAGAACGAGGATATGAAGGGGAACAATTAACGGCTTTTGTGACAAACTACACGGACAAAGCCATAGCGGCAGCATCGAAGTCAGGCATCATGCAGACGATGGGCTCGAGCATGATAGAAGATCCGTTGCAAGCCTTATTCGTGGGAGGAATGGGATACGGACAATACGCGGAAGCCAAGGCGTACAACGAGGCATTAGAACGACAGGCAGAAGAAGGCGACAGTTATCAGTACGATATCAACTATGATATCATTGATGACATATTGGGTACAACTACACCGATTACCTATCCACCTCCCGTTACCCCTGTTGCGAAAGGGGGAATCATGAATTCTTTCGCAAAAGGAGGTTTCCCGCGCAAGACGGGACCGATCGACGGGCCTGGAACAGGAACCAGCGATGACATTCCGGCAATGCTCAGTGACGGTGAATTTGTCATGACGGCTGATGCCGTAAAAGGAGCTGGAGGCGGAAGCAGAGCTGCGGGAACAAAGAAAATGTACGACATGATGAGACGGTTTGAAGGAGGAAGAGCCTAATGGCGGAAGTCATTCAAACGCAGAGATATGCACCTTGGCAAGAAGACAGGATGCAACAGCTTTACAATACGCTGTTTGGCATCAAGCAGGTTGGAGAAGAAGGTGATGAGGATTACGTTGCAGCGACAACAGGGTTATTAGATGTAGCCCGTCCGGTTCCCGGACAGCAGCTCGCGGCCCAGACTCCAGAACAACTGCAAGCATTTCAGTTAGCCCAGCAAAATCTGCAGGCTTATCTTCCCGAATTTCTACAAGCCGGTCAAGCCTACACTAGCGGACTCGGTGCCCTTGGACAAGGAGCCACGGCTCTTGGTCAGGCACAGG